TTCTATGATACAGATGAAGCTATATATGTTTGTATTCAAGAAAATACTGATCGAGTTCCTACTAATAACCCGGAATATTGGACACGTCTAACAGGTGAAAAGGGAAATATTGGCCCTAGAGGTGCACAAGGTCCTATTGGTCCTATTGGTGCTATTGGTCCCCGTGGTCCAGTAGGTGTAACCCCAGGAATTGGAGCAATTGGTCCTAGAGGTCCTATTGGTCCGGCTGGAGGAATTGGAGCTCGTGGTCCTATTGGAGCAAGAGGTCCTGTTGGTGTAACTCCTGGAATTGGAGCTCGTGGTCCTATTGGTCCAATTGGAGTACAAGGTATTCGTGGTAATATTGGCCCAATTGGTCCACAAGGTGCTACTGGTCCTCGTGGCACAGCTACAGGAGATCAAGGTCCAAGAGGTAATATTGGTCCTCACGGTCCACAAGGTCCTATTGGTTTAATTGGTCCTAGAGGTCCTGTTGGTGTAACTCCTGGAATTGGTCCTCGTGGTCCTATTGGTCCAATTGGACCAGCCGGAGGAATTGGAGCTCGTGGTCCTATTGGAGCAAGAGGTCCTGTTGGTGTAACTCCTGGAATTGGAAAAATCGGTCCTAGAGGTCCTATTGGTAACATTGGTAACATCGGCCCTCGTGGTCCTATTGGTAACATTGGTAATATTGGTCCTCGTGGTCCAGTAGGTGTAACCCCAGGAATTGGAGCAATTGGTCCTCGCGGTCCTATTGGTAATATTGGTAATATTGGTAATCGCGGTCCTATTGGTGCTATTGGTAACATTGGTCCTAGAGGTCCTGTTGGTGTAACCCCAGGAATTGGAGCTCGTGGTCCTATTGGAGCAAGAGGTCCTGTTGGAGATAATGGTGATGGAGGTCCTATCGGTCCTAGAGGTCCTATTGGTCCAGCTGGAGGAATTGGAGCTCAAGGCGCAATTGGTCCCCGTGGTCCAGTAGGTGTAACCCCAGGAATTGGAGCTCGAGGTGCAATTGGTCCTAGAGGTCCTGTTGGTGTAACCCCAGGAATTGGAGCTCGTGGTCCTATTGGTCCTAGAGGTCCGGTTGGTGTTACTCCTGGAATTGGTGCAATTGGCCCAGAAGGTAGCATTGGCCCACAAGGTGCAGGGGAACAAAATGCTAATTATATGGGTAACTATACTGATGTAGTAGATTATCAATTTGGGGATGTAGTTTTTAATGGGGTTGATGGTAGATATTATATAGTATATGTTGATATTCCTCCTTTCAATAACATAGATCCTACTAATACAGCGTATTGGAGTTTATATGTCTTAGGGAATGGTTTTCAAGGTCCTAGAGGTCCTATTGGTCCTGTTGGCGGGGGAACTATTGGTCCTAGAGGTCCTATCGGTCCACAAGGTCCAATTGGTCCACGTGGTGCAACTGGTGTTGTTAGTGGTGGTATATCTACCTCTTTTCAATTACCTTGGGCAGGAGAAGCTACATTAGGATTTGACGTTGGATATTTAACATCTTATTCAACCAGATAATAAAAAATAAAAAGGTTTTTTAATGAAAATAGTTTTATATACAGGATATCAATCCACAAAATGGAATCCTGATACACAACATAAAATAGGTTTAGGGGGTACAGAACAATGCGTTCTGTACCTCGCATATCATCTCGCAGCCTACCCAGGAAATCAAGTATGGGTAGTAGGGGATGTAATAGAAGGTGATTTTGATAATGTTAAATACCGAACTACTAGCACATTTAAAAATGAAGTAGATTCTGTAGATACAATTATTGCTACTTCCTATATACATTACCTAAAAGAATTTGAAGATTTTAATTATAAAAACTCAATATTTTGGGTTCACAATACTGATTACTTTACGTATTGGAGAGGAAAAGAAATAGAAAATCATAGAGAGTTATTAAATCATCCTAAATTATCTCACATTATATGTTTAACCTATTGGCATAGAGATAAATTTGTAAAACATTTCCCAGAGTCATACAATAAAATTCAAATAATTGGAAATGGTATTTATAAAGCAGGATTTGTAGATGTCTGGCCTAAACCTAAACAGCATAATGGAAAAATACTCCCAGGAGATCCATTACATCATTTAAAAATCGACAACCAATACATTTATACATCTCATGCTGAACGAGGTTTAGAACGTTTATTAGAAGAATGGCCCTTAATTTTAGAACGAACTCCCGATGCTACTTTAAAGGTAGCTACTCCTGAATATGGTTTAGAATATTTTAATCTTTATTTTAAAGAGTGGGTAAATAACTTGGAAGGTGTAGAATTTGTTGGTACATTGCCCCAACGTGAACTATACCAATTAATGGCTAGTAGTTCGTATTGGTATTATCCTAGTGATTATGAAGAAACATTCTGTATTACAGCTCTTGAAATGCTTGGACATAAAGTCCAACCCATTACTTGGGAATGGGGAGGTTTAAAAGAAACATTACAAGGATTTAACACCCGCAATATTTATGAAAGTATAAATTGGAATTTAGTCAAATCCTATTTACATTATAAAGACTGGAAAATTGTTGTAAGAGATAATTGGTTACCATTAATAACAAAAATGAATATGAAAATAGATTATTTCTATGTTTTAACTACAAACGAAACAAAAGAGTTACAAGAAAAATGTCTAAATGTTAATCTCCCATCTCCAACCCCACATTGGATCAAACCAGGCTTCAATGCTCGTAACCCAGATTTTCCTGAAATTTTAGAAAAATTTGGTGTAAAAAAACATCCTAGATGGAAGTTTAATACTCCTAACGAATGGTGGTCTCGTGATGTTATGGATGGTGAACTAGGATGTTCACTTTCTCATATAGATGCGTGGGTTGAAGCATATGCTAAAGATCATAATGTAACTATTATTTTTGAGGATGATTTTAAAGAAGTAAATCAAGTTCCTTGGGATCAAGTTCAACAATTACTTGATATGGATTATGATTTAATTTATTTAGGTCGTAGTGCTCTTAAAGCTGATTTAGAGAAACCTATTGAAGGTGTTGTAGGTTGGGTTGAACCTGACTATTCATATAATGCTCACGCTTATATTTTATCTAAAAAAGGCTTACAAATTTTAGTAGAAGAATATTTAGAACAATTTAAAGGAGCTATGTTTGCTATTGATGAATTTTTACCTATTACATATGGTATGACACATCGTCAAGAAATTCTAGGAGAATATAATGGCAAAACACGTTTAAAAGCAGCAGCCCCCATAGTTAACTACTACGAACAAGAAAACAGCCCAGGCTCAACTTTTTATGTTAGACCTGATGAAAATCAACCTGAAATCCTTCAAGTAGAAAATTGGAAAGAGTGGTGTGATAAATATATCAATCCTCATATTCGCAAGGGTCAATATAAGTTAATGGTAGATGAAATTGCTTCTAATGTAATTGAATTCCCATTATTTACAGAAAAATTTTGTAATGAAGTTATTGAGTTAGCTGAACAAAATGAATGGGTTACTGATAGACATACATTCTATCCTACAACAGACCAAACGATGGAAAGTTTAGGTTTACAATCTATATACCAAAGAGTATTAGAAGAATTTGTATACCCAGTTTGGATTTGGTTCTGGGACTTACAAGGTGATACTTGGCCTAAACTTCAAAGTGAAAACTTTATCGCTAAATATGACACTTTAAATCAGGGTAGTTTAGACTTGCATCACGACGATTCTATTATTACATTAAACCTAAGATTAAATAATGACTTTAAAGGTGGAGGTACCTATTTACCCAAGTATAAAACAACGGTTCAACCACGTAAAATTGGTAATGTAATGGCTCATCCCGGAGTTATTACTCACTTACACGGGGGTAGACCTGTTGAAGAAGGAACACGTTATATATTAGTTACATTTACAAAAAAATAAAAAATGGATACACGTTATACATTCCCCCTTCCATTTGAAAAACCAGTTAACCAAACTGATTATTACTGGTTTGAAGAAGGATTTACTACTGAGGAATTATCTTATTTAGAAAATCAAGTTGGTAATATCTCATTCCAACCTGGTGTTACCGAAAATGGAGCTCAAGACGAAGGTATTGGTTTAGACTCAAGAAACTCAAGCATTAAATGGGTTCAATTTAATGATGAAACTAAATGGATTTATGATAAAATCGGACAAATGGCCCAAACCGCTAACGAGGAATTATTTCAATTCGATTTAAGCCATATGCCTGAAAACATCCAGTATACTGAATATTATGCTAGTAATAAAGGTCATTATGATTGGCATATGGATATTGGCAGTTCAGGATTTATGAAATTCCGTAAAATCTCAGTTACAGTTCAATTATCAGGACCTGAAGAATATGAAGGTGGTGATTTACAAATTTGGACAGGAGGTCAGTATCCATATACTGCTCCAAAAGGTAAAGGTAATGTAGTTATTTTCCCATCATTTATGATGCATCGAGTTACTCCTGTTACTAGAGGTACTCGCAAATCATTTGTATTGTGGTTAGGTGGAGGTCATTATAGGTAATGAAGATAGCTGTTTGTATTAGTGGACAACCTCGAAATTACGAACAGGGGTACCAAGAATTAAAAAAGTGGTTTTTGGACAAGTATGATTGTGATATATACATTCATACTTGGAAGGATAACTCTCCTATGGAGGCTGGTCACAAATTTGCTAAAGAAAGGGAATATGAATTTACTAATGAAGATTACGATCGAATTTTAGAATTATATAAACCTAAAACTTGGAATTTTCAAAAACCAATCCCATTTGATACTACTGATATTAGAGGAGCTCATTTAAACTATAAATTAAATAGTTTATTAAGTGCTTCTTATTCAATACATGAATGTTATAACTTAGTTAAAGATTGGGGAATTGAATACGATTTAATTATTAGAACTAGATTTGATTTAGAATTTACAGACTATATCTCCCCAGAATGTTTATTTTTAAAAGATTTGTCTTTATTAGATCCTAACAAATTAAATGTATTTGAATATCCTTTAACAGAAGAGGGACACCCAACCAGACATTCAGAAGTAGACGATTTATTTGCCGTTAGTTCGCCTGAAATCGCGAATATTTACGCAAACTATTTCACATACGCGATATCCTATATTTATATGAATGATGCGTATAAAGCATGGTTAGATACAGTAATTTCAGAAAACCCTGACCCTATTCATCCCGAAAGTGTATTAAAATATCATTTAATTTCTAACGGAGTAGAAATAAATTACGTTCCAAGTTTAACAGAACATTTTACAGCTAACATATTACGATGAAAATAGCAATATTAGTTAGTGGTCAACCACGTCGATATAGAAATGGATTTAAAGAACTAAAAAAGTGGTTTTTAGATCGATACGATTGTGATGTGTATTTACATGCTTGGGATGCTCCTGAGTTTCATAAATATAATTTTTTTGATGGAGGTAAATTACAACACGTTTATAAAACCGATAATGATACTTACGATAATTTACTTGAATGGTATCAACCTAAAGGTCATTTGTTTGAACGTGCTATTAAATTTGATGCTGCTGATTTAAAAGGGGAAAATAACCAACGTTTAAATTCACAAATGGGTATGTGGATGTCCCTAAAACGAGCATGGGATTTAATGGAAGAATCAGGTATTAAATATGATTTAGTAATTAAAACTCGATACGATTTATTATTTACTCATAGAGTAGCTAATAATTGTCCTTTATTAGAAGACGTTACCAAATACGATCCAAATTTTATTCATTACTTTGAATACCCTCCACATTGGAAAATGGCAGATCAACTAAATGATACCTTTGCAGTAGGTGGATATGATTTGATGAAAATTTATTGTAACGTGTTTACCCACATGCTACGTATTATATTTGTAGATCCTGAATACTATCAGTTCTATACCGATATGTTTATTAATGAAACACTAATTGCTCAACATTTAAGAAATAATAATGTTCCCCTTAAACCTATTTGGCATGGATTCAATGGAACTCGTGGTATAGATGGTGGTTGTGAAATAATGAGATAATATGAAAGAAATTAAAGTTTTTGGTCACGGTCCTTACATTGGAACTACAGGTTATGCTAATCACACTCGTGACTTTTTTAGAGGTTTATCTAAACACTTCCCATTAAAATTTAGAAACTTTACCGTTGGGAGTAGCTGGCAGGGTTTGGTTGATGAACCTCATAATAATGAAGAATATTTAACAGATCTTGATAAACAAATTTTATATCAACAATCTTGTTTTGACCATAATGGAGATCTTAAGGATAGTGAAGTTTATACTCAATATGGGGAAAACTTCCAACATAATGTAAATTTAATCTTAATGGAAACGGGTCACCATTATTTTTATCATAATTATAAAGGCCCTAAAATAGCTTACAATGTTTGGGAATCTACCCGACAACCAGAAGGATTTTTTAACCAACTTTTAGAATTTGATCAAATTTGGGTTCCTTCTAAATGGCAAGCTGATTGTACTATTGAACAAGGAGCCGATCCTGATAAAGTAAAAGTAGTACCTGAAGGTGTAAATGTAAACACTTTCTACCCAGAAGATCCTAAAACTGTACTCGATTACGTAGATGGTCGCTTTAAATTTATTTTATTTGGTCGATGGGATTATAGAAAATCTACTAAAGAAATCATTGAAACCTTCCTTAAAGAATTTACCCCAGAAGACCCAGTTGATCTCATTGTATCTATTGATAATCTTTGGGGTAAAGATATGGATGGTTTTGAAACGACTGAAGAACGTTTAGAACATTATGGTTTTAATGACGAACGTATTAAAATCAAGCATTTCCCTTCTCGTGAAGATTATATTACATATTTAAAAAATGGTCATGTATTTTTATCTTGTGCTCGCAGTGAAGGGTGGAATTTACCTTTAATTGAAGCTATGGCCTGTGGTACCCCTTCTATTTACTCAGCGGGTTCAGCCCAAATGGAATTTGCTTCTGGCAAAGGCCTTCCAGTAAAAATAGAAACCCATAAACCAGCAAATGTTAATTCGTATGCTAGATATGCCCAAAGTGAACTCCCAGGTGAATATCCTGAACCTGACTTTGAAGATTTAGCTCGTGTAATGAGAGATGCTTTTGAAAATTATACTGACCATAAAAAACGTGCTATTGAAGAAGCAAAGTTAATTCATCGTGATTTTAATTGGGATAAAGTAGCTGAAATCGGTAGAGACACTCTTCAAGAGTTTATGGATAATTATGTAGCTCCTCCATCTAAACCTAACCAAATTATTGTTTCTTATTTACAAGGCCCTAAAGTTGAAATTTTAGGTAATACTGAAGAAGAGTATAAAATTGAATTTATAAATGGTTCTACAAATGAGATTATTTTTAGTGATGTAATTACTAATAATATGTGGACAGTTTGTAGTAAAGAATATTATATTCCTTGGGTTATTAAAGTAAATGGAGAAATAGTAAGTAAATTAGATTTAACTAATAAAAGAGTTTTAATTGCTTTAGAATCTAAATCTTTAGGTGATACAATTGCTTGGACTCCTTATGCTGTTGAATTTGCTAAAAAACACAAATGTAAAGTTATTATGTCAACCTTCCACAATGAGTGGTTTAAAGAGATAGAAGCATATAAAGATATTGAATGGATGGTTCCTGGAGAATCTACACCTTGTGATGTTGTTTATAGAATTGGTTGGTTTAAGAATGATAAGGGGTTATGGAATAATACAAATAAACACCCAAATCAAGTTAATCTATACCCAATGCAGCAAACTGCAACTGACATATTAGGTTTAGAATACAAAGAGTTAAATTACGGTTTAGATTTTCAAAAAGGTAAACGCCCTATTAAAGACAAATATGTTGTTATAGGTCCTCAATCTACGGCAGGATGTAAAGAATGGCCTTACCATAATTGGGTAACCTTAGTTAAACTACTTAACCAATCCGGCTACCAGGTTGTAACATTAACCCAACACAAACTTGACATTCCAGGAACTATTAATTCTTGGAACCAACCATTTGAAAATGTTGCTAATTATATGCTCCATGCGGATTTATTTATTGGTCTAAGTTCGGGGTTGGCTTGGTTTAATTGGGGATTGGGTAAAAAAACGGTTATGATTAACGGATTTACCTCGGCAGAACATGAATTTCAAACTAAAGTAGTTAGAGTTCGTAATGAAAGTGTGTGTAATTCTTGTTGGGTTAACCCCAATTTTAGTTTTGACCCCGGGGATTGGGATTGGTGTCCAATTTGGAAAGGAACTAACAAACAACACACGTGTATGAAATCAGTTAGCCCTACACAAGTTTATAGTAAAGTAAAACAAATTTTAAATAGTAAAAAATAATCTAATATTTATTAATATGGAACAAGTGTTTTTGACAAAAGAAGAGGTTGAAAAATTAAAAAGTATTCAAGATAATGAAGCTAATTTAATTACTCAATTTGGTCAATTAGAATATCAAATCCAATCTCTTAATTTACAGAAAGAAAATTTAAAAAACAACATCACAAAACTTCAAACAGAAAGTAGTAATTTTGGAAAAGAATTACAAGACAAGTATGGAGAAGGAACAATTGATGTAACTACCGGAGAGTTCACTAAATCAAATTGATTTTCGATTCTCTCTTGAATATTTATAATAAAATAATAATTCCAACACAATGGCAGAAACATTAGTATCACCTGGTGTATTAGCAAGAGAGAATGACCAGTCATTTATCACGCAGCAACCCGTTCAAGTAGGTGCTGCGCTTGTAGGTCCTACAGTAAAAGGTCCTGTAGAAGTACCTACAATTGTTACATCATATAGTGATTATCAAAACAGATTTGGATCCACTTTTGAAAGTGGTAGTGAAGTATTTACTTACTTTAGTTCCCTTACAGCTTACAATTATTTCAATAACGGTGGTAACACATTATTGGTTACTAGAGTAGTATCAGGTTCAGTTGCTGGGTGGGACTACGCATCAGCCGATGTACTTGCCGCTTCAGCTTCAGCTACTGCTGTTACTTTAGAAGCAATTGATAAAGGTGCTCTTTGGAATAATTCAGGTGGTGTAACTTCTGGATCTTTAGATAATGGAACTATTGATAATGTTAGATGGCAGGTTGTTTCTAACAACACCGCCTCTGGTGTGTTCACATTAGTAGTACGTAGAGGTGATGATAGCAATAATAATCCTATCGTTTTAGAAACTTGGAATAATTTATCATTAGATCCAACTCAACCTAATTTCGTTTCTAGAGTAATTGGTGATACTAAATTTAATTATAATGCTAGTGAAAACTACTTAGAAGTATCAGGTTCATATCCTAATAGATCTAGGTACATTAGAGTAGCCTCAGTTAATTTATTAACTCCAAGCTATTTAGATAATGCTGGAAACGCTAAAGATCAATACACAGGTTCAATCCCAGTTGTAGGTTCAGGCTCAGCAAATGGTTCATTTACAGGAGGTACAGGCTCAAATATTTCATCTTATACAGGTGGAGGTAATTATTACTACAAAGCAGGTACAGCTTCAGGAGCGGTAAGCGGTGTAACTCAAGGTCTGATCGGCGCTGATTATGATAATATGTTAGATTTATTAGCTAACCAAGATGATTATGCGTTTAACGTATTATTAACTCCTGGTTTGTTTAATAGTGCTCACGCATCTCAAACTACTACAGCAATCAACAATACTCAAGGTAGAGGAGATAGCATTTATGTGTTAGACCCAATTGTTTACGGTTCAACTATTGCTGATACAAATACACAAGCAGCTTCTAGAAATACTTCTTACGCAGCTATGTACTGGCCTTGGTTACAAACCATTGACCCAGATTCAGGTCAAAACGTATGGGTTCCTGCCTCAACAATGATCGGGGGAGTTTACGCATATAACGACAGTGTAAGCGAGCCTTGGTTTGCTCCAGCGGGTATCAACAGAGGAGGTTTAGGCAACGTAATTCGCCCTGAAAGAAAGTTAACTCAATCTAACAGAGATTCATTATACGAGAATAATATTAACCCAATCGCTTCATTCCCAGGAGTAGGCACAGTGGTATATGGTCAGAAAACATTACAGAGACAAGCTTCGGCGCTTGATAGAGTAAATGTTAGAAGATTATTAATCGCTCTTAAAGGATACATTTCTCAAGTTTCTCAAACATTATTGTTTGAACAAAACACAGCAGCTACTAGAAATAATTTCTTAGCAGCAGTGAATCCTTACTTAGAATCTGTTCAACAGAGACAAGGTTTATATGCGTTTAAAGTAGTAATGGATGATTCAAATAACACCCCAGATGTAATTGATAGAAATCAATTAGTAGGTGCTATTTATCTCCAACCAACTAAAACAGCAGAATTCATCATCTTAGACTTTAACGTATTACCAACCGGAGCTACTTTCCCAGCGTAAGAGTTTAAAATTTGAATATTTATAATAGAATAAAATAAATAACAATGGCAGTATTAGATCCTAACGAAATTTTCTTTACAGCGTTTGAGCCAAAACAAGCGAATAGATTCATTATGTATATTGATGGATTCCCCGCTTACACAATCAAGGGTGTAGGTGCTGTAAGTTTAACCCAAGGAACAGTAGCTCTTAATCATATCAACGTTCAACGTTTCGTGAAGGGTAAAACAACTTGGAATACCATTCAGTTCACATTATTTGATCCAATTACTCCTTCTGGTGCTCAAGCCGTAATGGAGTGGGTTCGTTTACACCATGAATCAGTAACAGGTAGAGATGGCTATAGTGATTTCTATAAGAAAGACTTAACATTCAACGTATTAGGTCCTGTTGGTGATGTAGTATCTGAATGGATCATCAAAGGTGCTTTAATTACTGATGCTAGCTTTGGTGAATATGGTTGGGATACTGACTCAACAGCAATTAACCTTACAATGACAGTTCAACCAGATTACTGTATCTTGAACTTCTAATAAGAAAAGTAAATATTTTTGTAAAGAGAGCTTGGATTCGTTCAAGCTCTTTTTT